TGCGTTCCAACTACAACACCATTTGTGTCAGCCGCAGGCTTTCCAGTGTGGATGCGTAGCTTTCCAGTGCCGTCTACCCACAGATAATTCCCATTAACAATAATACCCCCGTCACGCCAATCACCATTCATGTTCATGAATCCCTTTAGGCTTGGGCCTGACCATGTCGAGGTTATTGTTACGGACTTAGTTAGCATGTTAGGTTTCATTCGCGGGGTGTTTACTGCGCTTCCTAGAGATACGGAAGCCAACACAGAAGACTTGTCTCGACACTTGCTACCAACAACCGCCCCGTCTTGGCTTTGCATATACAAGGTAATGTCTGCTGCGTTTCCACTGTAGCTGACAACATCAAACTCATTGTTTGTTGCAGTGTAAGCCCCACCCACTTCCGGGTGAGCCGACCCGGCCCTGGCCCAGAAACATCTATTAGAACCGACATTAAGCGAGTCCCTTACGGATACATCAGCGTAGGAATCTACCCCGCCGTCCCACGTAACCCGCTGGGCATGGCCTGTAATGGTTGACCTAACTACGTCTTGAACTTCTAGTAGTGAAGATTGGCACGCGATATCAACAGTGCTGTCAACTGCGCGCTGTACAAAGATACTACCCCCGGACAGTTCGACGTTTGCGTTCCTGATTCCAGTTACCCAAACCGCTCTCGCAGAACCACCGTTCGGGGTCTCCCCTCGAATGTTAGAGCCTTGCAAGTTGTCGTTCCATATTTTGTATGGTGTATAAAAGTAGTCAACAAATACCGAGAAGTTGCCCTGTGCTGTTGCTGTTGAGTTGCTGCCAGAGATGTTAGACAGTTGCATGTTAGGACATCCCATCACTTTAAAGCATGCGTTGTCAAATTCAGACAGAGACCCCTGGCAGTGTATGTTAGACATTTGCCCAGAGAACATCCATGTGTTATTAGATGTAGACGGCTCTGCAATGCCTCTACGGTAATCGCCATGTATTCCGTAACGATAGATAAAGTTGTAAATCGACCGCCTAACAAAAGTATCTGTGATAAACACGTCTTCGGCGTACTGAACTTGGAGGCGCTCAATATCCCCGCCACCTGAAAGCTTGAACCCCTTCACCGAATCCATCTTGACCAGCCACGGGTCAACAAAACTATGGGCTAGTCGGCCTTCTAGAGTTATTTCGCTGACTGTTATACCAGCAACACGGGCAAGCTCGAAGTAAAACGCAGACCCTTCAACACCGCCAGTCCCGTTAACATTCTCTAACCGGATAATATCCCCCGCCTGAAAGTTAGCAGTGTAGTCACCGGCGATAGTGATGGCATTCTTTGCTACAGTGCCAGTATGTTTTGCTGCATTGGTTATCTTCTCGATAACCGGGTCTCGATACGCTAACCGAGTACCCGCCGTCAATACTAACTCAGTTGAGTTGGCGGTACTCACCACCCCAAAGTCAACCCCGGCCTCGTTAAATGATTGCGACCCACCGGCACTCAACTGAACCATCACGGTATCGCCAGGACTATATGCCGAGAAATCCCCTGGAAAAGTAGTAGTTCCAACAGGGAAAACCGCGAAGTCCCCCAATGAAATGACTGGGCTTGAGGTCATCGCAATGCGGCCACGTACATGCAGGCCAAACTCCAACCTCGCACCTGCAGAAACTTCAATGTTCAGTGACTCACCCGGAGCATCAACGATCAGGTCAGTACCCGTGTAGACGCCGTCAGAGATAACGACCGACTTACCCATCTCTAGGCCAAGTTGTAGCGCCGCGTTCAGGCTGGCAGATGTCGTGTCGCCCACCCACTTAGTTTCTAGTTTAGAGAAGCCAGACCGCACCCACGCACCGCCGAAATCACTGGCTACGAAAACCATCTGCCCTGGGTCACTGGTTATTTGCGGGGCCGTAATTGTCGGGTCGTGAAGAAAAATGCCAGACCGGGCACCTAAGTTTAACTGGGCCGTGTGACCAGCAGTAATTGAGATCGCGGCCATGTCGCCGACGGTCTCTACGACAACTATTGACCTCCCAACCAACGCTGCTCCCTTCGTAGGATCAACGGCATCAACCAAGTCTTGCCGTAATTCATCTGTATACGCCTGCTGCTGGGCTTCTACAACATCTAACTCGGCGTGTGTTGCAAGGGTATTTACATCTTCAAAAGCAGCAGTACCTAAAGAATCAATTGTAACTTCTATGGCATCCATGCGGGCATCTACCCCCGAAGGGGAGTCAATTTGAACAGCGGTTGTACCATTGAATTGGTAGGCTTCCCCTGTGGAGCGGATTGTGAATTCAAACCACTTTGGTGTGGGAGTAGAAAACCATGTAGTACCAACAGCAAAATAGAGGCGGTTATCTGCGGTCAAGAAGTAAGCCTGTCCGTTAACAGCAGCGGGCAGACTTGCAACCAATCCCTCAATGTTTCTATCAAACATAAAGGAGAATTTAAGCTGGTTATTATCTATACCTGTATTCCAGTTGGACTCCCCGAAGTTCCACCCATATGCACCCTCTAACCATGGGGATAGTTGTTGAGACATTTTATATACCTATTTAATTGGAGATTGGAGACCTTATACACCCCATGAAACCCAGTGTATATTCGTATCTGCGGAAGATCCATTCATAGCATACTCAAACGAAGTCAGTCCGAGAGGTACCCCATGTATTCTCCACGCTGTACCAGGAACGCCCTCAGCGCTTGATGGGAGAAACATCACCCCCATGTGGAGAGCTGTGTAGTTTACATTTAAAGGTACTGTTCTCGAAGTATTTACGGTTGTACCAGAATGAACCCCCCATTGGATGATAAACCCTCCGGGTAGTTTTTGGTGCCCACTGGTTGTTAGTGACTGATTACTCCCCTTAAACGCCTCAGCTAGCCTTAGTGGTGTAATCAGTGTAGTGTTACTTGTCCAAGCCTGAGACTGAGCAGTAGAAGCCACTGTTGTCTTAGCATCTACTTCAGTCTTAGTGTAAGTTTGTGCCTGAGAGTATACACTAAGGTTTGTGCGAGCTGTTTCAAGGTTTGGAAGATCAAAAAGATTCTGCGCCTTAGCTAGATACAAACCATCTGCTTCAGTCTTAGTGTAGAAGTCACCAGCAGAGGCAAACGCAATTTCCCAGTATACTTCACCAACATCTGCATCGGGGTCTTGATTAATACTGGTTTGCTTGGAGCGATAAACAGTGCCAGTTACACCTTGAGCATAACTCTTAGTACCTTGGTATTCTGTAGCAGCATCCCACTCAGCAACACCACGTTGGTTGATGTGAGCAATAGCTTCATCTTGACGATTATCAAGGTAATTGAACCACTGCCTCGGTGGTATCTCGGTCTGCCAGCCTGTTGCGTATTTAGTGTCACCGGGGTTTAGAATGTCTCCACCACTTGCCCATGTTAGGGAGAGGTTGGAGGGTTTGACGATGTCAACCATGATGTTTCCTCAGAAGAATTAAATATTTGTTTTAGAACAGTGTGGAGAACATTCCACCATCACCAAGCAGTGCAAAGTCAGAATCACCGTAGCCAAGTCCGTAGCCAAGTCCATAACCATATGTTCCAGTCAAGTCACCAAATCCTTTAGCACCCGGAGCGCCTTGGAAACCAAAGTAATTGTCGTCTAGGAAGTAACCAAAGTTAATCCTTACACCAACAGTCTTAGGAATAAGCCTGGATGGAAATCCTTGTGAATTACTTACGTAATTAAGAAGTACTTGTTCAAAAGCACTAAGCTCTCTACCGAACAAGATGGTGTATTCAGCATTACCTTCGGCCAAGATTACGGTGGTTGCTGTACCAAACAGGAAGTTAATGAAGGTGATGAACTCTTCTGGTGTAGAGGCTGTTGCGTTCTTTAGGATCTTAGCTTTGATGAAGATTCTATACGTCTCATCATCGAGTAGTACGTTGCCACCAAGAGGTGTACCAAAGTCGTAGAACTTACTGCCAATAGACGGATTACCAAAATCACCAAAAGTATCTGCCTTCAGTGCACTAGTAAAGCCGAAGAAGTTAAACAAGTCGGCAGAGATAAGTTCTCGTGGTTGACCTACAATCTCTCCAATAATATCTAGTGTTGCACCAGTAGCTTCATCAATACTTCGTTTCTGGATAAGGTCTTTGAATACTTGTTCAAGCTCTGTTTGTTGTTTAATCAGGAGCTGCAAATAGCGGTCAAAGACATCTTTATTTTTGAAAGCCTCTGTCACACGTCCACGAGCTTCTGTAAGGTGATCTACGGTGATTACTGGAACCAAAGCCATATGCCACCCCTTACAAAACTGTTACTGTAATATTTACAGCTTCAAACGAACTAATTTCGTTGAAGGCTACGGGAATATTAGCTACACCAACTGGTGCTGGGGAAGTACCAATAAACAAACTGTCAATCTGGAAACCTTCAACAGAGTTGATTGGTGTGTAGAGGCGAGAGTAAATTACATCATCACCAACACCAAAGTTATTACTGGCGTAATCAATCACAGCAGCTTTGATAAGATCAACACCATTACCGGGGAAAACAAAGTTGCTTTCAGCGGCAGTGTCGATAGTAAGTTCAACATATACAGTGACAGGGTTTGGTCTTTCCAATCCAATGTCATGTGGGAAACCTTGACTATCTGTAATGGAAATAACTGTATTACCTTGACTGCTAATACCCATCGGCTTGTTCAACCAAATAGCTTCTGCAATCAACTGAGAGCTGCCACCAAGCACTACAGGGAGAAAGCTGTGTGGAGGGACGCCATTGGCATCTGTGACGTTTGTGTCGTTCTCATAGATAGCAACTTCCTCTACACCATCTACGTTCAACAGAGCAGCATAAAGACTGTCTAGAATATTACTTGCACGTTCAAACTTAGTGTTTCTAAACCGAAGACGAAGTTCTTCATCCGTTTCAAGCAAACGACCAGCAGATGCTGCAAGAATGTTTGTTACACTGTCCCAACCAAGTACAGGAGTGAGGATGGTATTGATTGTATTGGCATCTTGTTCGTTAGGGCCATTCTCAATACAAACAACAGTTCCTAGCTTTCTGCATTTAGAGATTGCAAGATTACTCGTGATGGAGAATGTAGCAGACTGAAAGTCATCAGTCATATCAACAACAAGAGTAGTGCCAATTACAGAAGCTGTGAGTAGTGGATGACTACCTGCAATCAATGCTTGCAACCCAGCAAGAATCTCAGCAACAGTTGCATCAGAATCAGATGTAAAAGTGACAGTAGCTAGGGAGCCATTAACTGGTGTGTAATTGATTGTGTAGGCTGTGCTGTTCTGAACAGTCTGAACAGTGATAGTAACACCACGAGCAATACTAGGAGACAATGCAATACTATCTGAAACAGTGAATGTCTTTCTTGTATCAGAAGCTTGTACAGAGTTACCTGCTGCAATCAGTGTGTTAATGTCACCAGCAAACAAAGCAATGGCTGTAGTTGGTGAAGCTGGGAAACGACTAATGCCTGAGTATTGCACAAGGTTATCTAGAGCAACACCAGTAGCAGAGTTAGGGTCAAGAGATGAATAACTAAGCTGTGCAAGTTCCCAAAGCTCAGCATCACCAATACTATCCAAGCCAATCAACCGACCAAGGACAGAGCTATCAGATGTGTCGATAATATCGCCGGGGGCGACAAGATCTTGAAACAGTGCTACAGCTTCAGCCCTTTGAGCTGTTAGAATGTCTTGCAATCGTTTGATCACAAAACCAGAATTTGTAATTCCGAATGCCATGAAAATTTCCTAGAGAAGTGGGGTAATCGTAATAGGCTCAGAGATTTCCCCTGTGACCACTC